ATACTAAAAATGATTTCAAATACATTACAATTAAGAAATTTTATTTTTAGAAAAGTAAACGTTAAAAAAGTAAGACTTAACCAAAATCAAATTTTAGATGTTTATAATGGTGTAAGTTATTTTAATCCAGATGAGTTATATATAACAGATTTTAAGCCTGATGCAAATAACTTTATTGGTGTAAATGAAATTTTTTCTAGAGCTGTAGTTAATAGAGTATTATCTTTGATATTTACATTGCAGGAAGATCTTTTAAATTTAATGAAACCAAGTATAACATTACCTGGTAGAGGTAGTAATTTACTAACTAATGTTAACTTGGTTGGTCTTATGTTAGAGACTTATTTAGCTGGTAAAACTTATGATTTTTTCTTACAAGAGAATAGGGTATTAAATGATAAAACAGCCAACGAAGCAGGTACCCCCTATGACGATACAATATCTCAAGAGTCGAGTGTATAAATTTAATTTAATCTTAAATAATAATAATGGCTAGTAAATCGATATCACAATTACCTTCTTTGATTGCGGAAACCATCGATACAAATGATTTTTTAACCGTAGTAGATGTTTCAGAGCAAGCTAATGTAGATAAAAATAAAAAAATTACAGTAGGTAATTTTACTACATATATTAGAGATTATACTAATTTATTTCCTATTGATTTTACAACAAATTATATTAAAACAGATGCTGTTGTAATAGTAGATGGGGATCCTTTTTACGTTCCTATTTCACCAGGGGTAAGTCAACAAACAGTAGAATATTCAGATATAGGATTTTTAAAATTTGATTCTTTTGGTAGAGTATATGATATAATACCAAATGCAGATTTTGCTCAAAACCAAAATATTGTTTTAGCATCTGGTACTGCTTCGTCATTAAATTTACCATACCCCAATTTAAGTGCACCGGATGAGCCGCAACCACCTTCCGTATCAGCTGAACAAAGAAATGATGATAGTATAGCAGGGTATTTTGGACCCATTAATTATTATTATCCCCCTGGAACTGTATATCCTGCAAAAATTAATTATAATATAAGAGAAGAAAATGATATAAATTGGCTTGAACTATATGAACTAAATTATCAAAGATTTAAAAGAACTGAAATAAGTTTAGTTTACGGTGGTAATGATTTAAGTCCGGATACTAGTAATTGCAATATTATTATTGATTGGAATTCTAGATCAATATCAGGTGCAGGTGTATTTTCAGCTGAAAATAATGCATTTCCTTTTACTTTTAAAAGCGTAAGTAATTCATCAGCTAATTCAGTAGAAATTCAAGGAATAGTAGGACCAGCTTTTACTGAACATTTAGCTGTACCTAAAATATTTGTAAATTTTGCCGGTAGATTTTTGACAGGTTTACCTTTACCAACTGTAAAACAATCAAATGGATATCAAAATGTAGCGGTACCAATTTTACTTACTATTAAAAATTATTTATAATGAATAGGTCTATAACAGAATTATCTAATTACCCCGCAATAAGTGTTATTGATTACCCTGATCTATTATTGTATGCTAGGTCTCAAACACAGGAGGAAAATTTAGGAAGAATAAAAAATTATAATACCTCTTTAGAAACATTTGTCGATGCATTTAAAAATAATTTATCTGCTTTTCCTATAGATTTCGCATCTACTTATATAAACAATAATAATGTCTCTTCTAAAGTAAAAAATCAAACTGTAAATGCTTCAAACATCCAATCTTTTGTTTTTAATGAATACGGTTGTGTTACTGATTTTAATTTAAAAGATGCAGATCAATCTAAAAGAAAATTTTATTTAAATGGTATTTTACCTAAAGAAAGACAAAGGTATACGGGAGGTAATATAACTTTATTAGATTTTGCAATTGCATCTGAAGATGAAAATGCAGGTATACAAAAAGTAGCAAACAAAGTTATAAAATATTTTCCGGGGTATAATGTAAACGAAATAGGTAATTTAGCAAATCTTACTGTACCGGAAACACAACAAGTTACAATAACTACAATTGATGGTAATATAGAAACAGGTAATTGGGATTTATTATTTTTACTAGATTTTAGTGGCTATAGAAAAACAGTTATTAATATGAAAACTAAGTCACAAACGTTAAGAAGGTTTTCAACTATAACTGAAGAATATAATTTTGTAATTGATTGGGTTAGAATGATAGCTTCAGGTAATGGGATGGTGAGTATGGGACCGATAGGTTTTCCTATAAGTTTTTCATATCTTAATACTATAGATCAAAATGTTGCGGGAGAATTTTTTATTATAAAACCTTTAGATAATTTTAAAGATAATCCTACAAAAAACAATTTAACTTTTCCTGATTTATTATCAGGGTCATTTTTGCAAAATTCTACCCTTACGAACGAATACGGTTCTAACAATGTTACATTGTCTATAAGGGATATTTCTTTTTCGATTGGATCTTTTAAGAATGGTGAAAATGTAGGTAGTTATGGGCAAGAGGATATACAAAAAAGAATTGTTTCCTTACCGTTTGCAGGTATTACAAATAACGAAAATAGAATCGTTAGTATGGATGTCTCAAACTTTGCTTAAATAATATTAATGTCTAACCAAGATTGCACGCAAGTAGAACCTATTTCGTCTTTTTATTCTACTAATCTTAATAGTAGAATTGATGGTTATAATAGATTAGCCGATAGAATATCCCGTAGTTTAGGAGCACCTCTAATAAACATTGAAATACATCAAGATCAACTATTTGAGAATATTAGTATCGCTATAGAGATGTTTACTAAGTATGCTGGCTTTACTAGAGAATATTTGGTTTTTAATACGAGTTTATACGAAAGAGGTAGAGGGGTTAGGCTAGATGTTTTATTTACAGCTAACAGAGGAGAGAGTTTAGCAACTACAGAAGAAGCTAAATTAAATCCAATGTTTAATTATCGATATAAAGACAATCAAGGCAAACAATTTGCTCCATTATATAACCTTAGTAAAATGGTAATTGGAGAAGCAGCCAACCCATACATATTTCAAGTTGGTAAAGATTTAAAACCCGATCAAAGGGAGCTAAATCAAAGTTATGATTATCTTTTAGATGAATATAGAAAAGTAAATTCAGTTAGAACTTTCGAGGTTGGTTCATCTGACGGAGTAAATACTCTTTTTACAATCGAACAAACTTTAGCACAGCAAACATATTTTAGTTACTCAATGGGTAATTACGGTTTCGATTTAATTAGTTGGTACATTTTAAAGAACTGGCTTGATACAAGAGAAAAAATGCTAGCTTTGAAGAAAGCTATTAATTTTAATGAACGTACCCAATATATGCAAATTTTTCCTGAACCAAAAACAGATGAAAACTTTTGGGCTACTATTGAATGTTATGTAGAAAAACCCATATCATGGGTTGTAAAAGAAGAGTGGGTTTATTATTATGCATTAGCTCTTACTAAGATTGTTGTGGGGCGAGTAAGAGGTAAATATGGTAACGTGCAATTATTTGGAGGTGGTGTTCTCAATTATGATCTTCTTCAAGAAGGAAGAGAAGAAAAAGCTAAATTAGAAGAACAATTATTCTCCGGTGCTTCACCGGGTATGGGTGATGCAGAACCACCATTGTTCTTAATTGGATAGTTGTAAATATTTACATGCCTTTCAAACAAGGAGTATTTAGACCTAAAGCAAGAGAAAAATATAAAGGTAACTCTCTTCCTGTTTATCGTTCAGGTTGGGAGTTAAAATTTTTCAGATGGTGTGACTGTAATCCAAATATTATTGCTTGGAATAGTGAAGGTGTGGTTGTACCATATAAAAGCCCTTTAGATGGTAAAATACATCGATATTTTGTTGACGGTCTTATTACCTTGAAAGAATCTTCCGGAGTTAAAACTTACTTAATAGAAATAAAACCTTCCTCTCAAGTTAGTGCTCCTAAACCTAAAAAATATAAAAGAAGAACTACAATGTTATACGAACAAAAAACTTATGTGGTAAATAAGGCCAAATGGGAAGCAGCAGATAAATGGGCTAAAAAGAAAGGTATAGAATTTAAAATATTAACCGAAAAAGAATTGAATTGTTAAAATAATCTTAAAAAATTTAAATTAAGTATAAATAATAAATAAGATGTCTTTCAGATTATTAGTAGAAAATCCGGCGCCGAAAGAAGAGTTTGAATATATTGTTGAGGAAAAGAGCACAGGCTCTGGGCAAACACTTTATATTAAAGGCCCTTACATGATGGCGGAAGATGTAAATCGCAACAAACGAATTTATCCTAAAGATGAATTAAATCGTGAAGTTGAACGATATATGAAAGAAATGGTCGCTGAAAAAAGAAGTATGGGTGAGTTAAACCACCCCACATCTGCTGAAGTTGATCTAGAAAGAGCTTGCCATATGGTAACCAATTTATGGTGTGAAGGTAATATCTTTTATGGTAAGTCTAAAGTTCTTTCCACTCCTTGTGGGCAAATTGTAAAAAGTCTTATTAACGATGGAGTAAAAGTGGGTATGAGTTCTAGAGCGTTAGGGCAATTAACCGAAGAGAAAGAAGGTATTAATAAAGTTTCTGATATGAGATTGGTCGCAGTTGATTGTGTATCTGATCCTTCTTGTCCAAAAGCATTTGTTAATGGTATTTTAGAAAGTAAGCAATATGTATTAGCCGAAAATGGTAGATACGAAGAACATTACGAAAATTTTGAAAAAAGCATTGTTCAATTACCTAAAAAAGAAATTAACGACTTTTTAAAACAACAGGTAATTGAATTTTTAGATAATTTAGGCGGGAAAGCATAAATAATCTTTATAACTATATGACACATCAGCGTACAGAGGTTCGAAATTTTATAAAAAATATTACCAATGGTGAGTATAAAAAAGCTCACTCTAATTTACGCACTGTAGTCGAAGATAAGTTAAAAGCAAAAATTGCGAAAGCTTACAAAAAGAAATTATTTTAATATGGAAAACATCAAAGATATACTCCAAGAAAAAGCTCAAGAAATCCTCACCGAGGAAACATTGCAGCAAATTGAAGAAGCATTTAACAAGAAGGTTCAGCTTCATGTTGAGGCTGCTTTAGTTAAGCAAGACGATGAATATTCTGCTAAGCTTGAGCATTTGCTTGAGGCTATTGATACAGACCATTCTAATAAGTTAGATAAGGTTGTTAGCGCAATCGATAAGAACCACTCTGATAAATTAATTAAATTGGTTGAGAAATACAGCAAGGCTCTTACAACAGAGGCTTCTGAATTTAAAGGCGACATTGTTAACAAGGTCAGTAAGTACCTTGATATTTACCTCGAAAAGCTCGTTCCTCAAAAGAGCATTAATGAAGCCGTTAAAAATAAGAGATCAGCAAAAATGCTATCTGAAATGAGAAAAGTACTCGCAGTAGATGCAGCTTTACAGAAAAATGCAATTAAAAATGCCATAGTTGATGGTAAAACTAGAATTGATGAGTCTACAGCGAAAGTTAACGAAGTCAGCGCCGCAGCTGAAAAGTTAGCTAAAGAAAATGCAAGATTGAAATCTCAGTTAACACTCGAACAGAAATGTTCTGAATTATCTGAAGATAAAGCTGCATTTTGTAAGAAAGTTCTTACAGGTAAATCTGCTAAGTTTATTACCGAGAACTTTGATTACACATTGAAGATGTTTGATAAGAGTCATGAAGAACATCTTGAAGTTTTGCACGAGCAAGCAAAAAGACAGAATGTCAGCAAAGATGTTGATAGACCAGCTGAAGTAATTACTGAGTCTACTAAACAATCTAAAGATGGTGACAATCCGTATTTTAATGCTTACTTAGGCGAACTTAGTAAGTACTAAACTCATTACTTATTACCTTACATAAAATTTTCAGCGCTCTTGGTAGAGTGCTCTTAAACCCGTATAGTTAAAATTATGAATACTAATACTATTAGACCGACACAGGCCTATATTGATGGAAATAGGGCGAAGTCATTGTTGGAAAAGTGGGGTCCAGTTTTGGATTACTCTTCCGATAATGTCAAACCCCTTGATGACGATCACAATCGTCTTAACACTGCCATGCTTTTGGAAAACCAAGAGCAATGGTGTTTAAATGAAGCAAACGTTTCAGGTGGAAATGGTTCTGCTTTTGGTAATGGTACCGCTTATCTTCCTAACGGAATTGGTGGTTCTCAAGCTGGTGAAATCAACAATAGCTATGCTACTGGTGATACTTATGCATCTGGTGATTACCGATTGCCTAAGATCTTGATTCCTATGATCCGTCGTACGTTCCCTGAGTTGATTACCAACGAAATTGTTGGTGTTCAGCCTATGAGTGGACCCGTTGGATTGGCATTCGCATTACGTTATAAGTATGACACTGATGCATTAGGACATGCCGGACCTGATGGACATCCTACACAGCTTTACAACAGCGCTAGCATTGCTGGTGTACAGGGACCATTGTCTGCTTACAATACTGCTCTCGATCCTAACGGAAATGCTGGGCAGAACACAAATGGTAAAGAATTGGGTTACCAGTTCTTGGATACACGTTTCACAGGTACATCTTCTAACAGATTATCTGGTAACAGTGATTTCGCATTTGTTGCTCAGGATCAAGGTGTTGCAAAACTCCTTGCTAACTTTGAGTTGACTGGACGTATTCCTCAGGTCGTTGTTAGCTTTGAGAAAACAGCTGTTGAAGCTGGTACTCGTAGATTAGCAGCTCGTTGGTCTGTTGAATTAGAGCAGGACCTTAAGAACATGAACGGTATTGACATCGACACCGAACTTACCAATGCAATGTCTTACGAATTGCAGGCTGAGATCGATCGTGAAATGTTGATGCGTATGGTTCAGGTTGCTCTTAATAATGGATCCGGAAACGGTTATTCTATCTGGGCACCTCAGTCTGCTGACGGTCGCTGGTTAGTTGAGCGTAACAGAGACTTCTATCAGAGAATCATTATTGAAGCAAACAGAATTGCTATTAGAAACAGACGTGGTGCTGCTAACTTTATTGTTTCCACACCTCGTGTTGCAGCCATCCTTGAGATGTTGCCTGAATTCCAGTGGGTACCCGTTCAGGGTAATGTTAACACACAGCCCGTTGGTGTTGCTAAAGTTGGTAACCTCGGTGGTCGCTTCAATGTTTACCGTGACACCCGCACAGAAGCTCAGTACGAGCAGAATGCAGGTTACATTACACAGCCTAACCAGGGTTCTTACACACCTGCAAGTGCTCGTTCAACACGTGTTGAGTATGCATTGCTTGGTTATAAAGGTCCTGAGTTTTATGACACTGGTATCATCTACTGTCCATACATTCCTGTTATGGTTCAGAGAACAATTGGTCCTAACGACTTCGCTCCGAGAGTCGGCTTGTTAACCCGTTATGGTGTTGTTGACAACATCTTCGGTGCTAACTTGTACTACCACGTTATCATTGTTAAGAATCTTGGCGATGCATTTACGCCAGGTTCTCAGGCAGTATACTTCTAATCGAAATATACAGTTGTTACTCACAGCCCGGCCGAAAGGTCGGGCTTTTTTGTCGGAGAACAATAAATATATACATGTCAGCTCTTGATTCGACTTCATCTTTTGATTTAGGGTGTTACGATAAAACAAAAATTTATGGTGCACCTCCTTCTCCTAATTATTCAGCTTCTTATGATGCACCTGGTAATACCAATGCAGTGGTATTAACAACTGCTGGTACCTATAATGGTCATCAAGTAATTGGTATTATTTTTGACGATCCTGGTGCTTATCAGGCTAATCAAACTGTTACTGTTACTGACCCTGGTGCTGGTACTAACACTGTATTTGATACAAAATTTGACGATACTCCAGGACCTGTTAGTTTTGCATTGATTTGCGACGATGGGTATGCTGTAAAATTTACATTAGCAAGTAGTGTAGTAACCGTTTCTTTTGCAGACGTTGGAGCCGCTGTTGGTCCTAACCATGCAAGAAGAAGAATATTAGGTTACGTTTAATTTACCTAGGTAATACGAGACGACGCGCTCTATCCGCTACGCACGCAAAAAAATGGCCCGGGATTCGAACCCTCGGGCCATTTTACTTTATGGAACACGAACTACTGTCGAGGTCGTTTAGGAAAGATCTTACCTATGTCGTATGTAATCTCATTATATAAATGCTCATGGGAGCACCTATGAGGATTAATGTCCCAGCCACCGCGTCTAACATATAAACACTTAACTACTAACTCTTCGGGAGAGAAAGTATCCCATAGTCTTTTATATATACATTCACAAATCTCTTCATGAAAATGACATTCATCACGAAATGAAACGATATATTTCAGTAGACTATCATTAGTCGGTAATTTATTACCTTTAATACTAATAAAAACGTCACCCCAATCTGGTTGAGATGTAACTCTGCAGTTTGATTTCAATAAACCAGAAATGTATTGCCTTGTATGAATGTCACTATGCTCTTCTACTTGAAGCAATTCAGGTGTTTCTGAATAGGTATCAAATACAATATCCTCACTAACTTCAGCATCAAGTTGAGTAACGTTTTCGAAGTTAAGGTAATCTTCAATCAACATATCATCATAAAACAATTGAACACTTACGTTAGTCTCAAGTAGTTCAGACAAGTCTTCAATTGCTTTCTTCTCTATTTCACCCATAACTTCTTGTACTGTATTACCAAGCTTTGTCATGTTGAAACTATTCCAATAAAGCTTCATAGACTTTGACTCTACAATGTACTTACTATTACATGGATAAATTACTTTTGCAATTGCAGCTATAGGTCTACCATTATTTGTTAATGCGGAAATCTCGTAACCATTCCATACATCATAACCCACAAAAGGTAGATTATCGTCCTCAATTCCAAGATAAGTTCGATTACTTTGTCTTGGCTCTCTTACTAACAAACTTGGATCGTATTGCGACTTATAATCACTAGACTTACCAAGATGTGTACTAATGTTTGTATTATCTAACTGTTCCATAAAATCTCTTGTTCACTAAGTTTAGGTCTTTTATTATGCTTAAGTTTGTTATTAACTATCTTTACTCTTTCTTCTACTGAACCTTTTAATCTAACTATTTGATTAAGATCAAACATACCAATATAGGCTTCAAATAAGTTACAAACTATTTCATGATCTTCTTTAGACATTTTCCTGTCTTTATCATCAGTATATTCAACTGGTTCACAATAAAATAAAACATCAATTTTATCTTTTATATCCATAAAAATTTTACTTGCATAATATAATATATTTTTATGAATCCTACCTGTATTAGCTAACCATTCAGTATATACAATACCATCTAAAACACATCTATCAGTTATGAACGCTTTAGTATTAGTTTTAGTATTAAACTTAACATAATTACTATGATGAATATCCATCACAGCTATCTGAGTTTCATCACTACCTTTTTCATTGATCTGCATACCTTTAGACTTTAAAGCCCTTGTATGAGATTCAACTAAGTAATAATCTTTAAAATAATCGCCCCAGTTTATAGCACCGACCAAAGTAGTTTTACCAGAACAACTCGGCCCTGATAAACTTATAAATTTTTTATTTGATTGTTTTTCGCTAACCATTTTATTTCACCTGGCCAATATCTATGATTATAAGATGTTCTCTTAATTTCAACATAATCGTTTGAAGTATCAATTACTGAATACACTTGACTTGATTCATCTATACAATAAGATCTATACCCCACATATTGTGTGCATTGCCATTTAGCTAAAACAGTATGACCATACATTTGATTGTAAATAAAATCTTCTGATTGAGCAAAGAAAGGAATCTCTCTCCTTACTTCTTTATTCCAAAATGTACCACCATAACCCAAAATTTCAGAAGTTGTTTTATTTTCTTCGTAAAGACTTTGTATGTGTAAATTTAAATTACCATCGTGTACTTCTTGATTAAAAATACCATCACATAAAATTCCTGAATGAGAAAACAACCACCTATCAACAATATAAGTCCATTCAAATTTTTCCCATGCATCAGCAGAAATCACTTCATTAATAGCATCAAATTTTTCTTGTTGAAATGAACCAATACATCTTAAAGCTGGGTGATTAATAATATAATGCAAATCATGATTACCAATTAGAAATTTAAATTTATCGTTATTAATATATTCGTTAATAAACAACCCAACTTCTCTATTTTGTTCAGGTGTGTCGAAATAATCATCAAAATAATCACCTAAAAAAATAAACTGATCTACATTATCATTTTCTTTTTCAATAATTTCATCTGCTACAAAAGTTTTAGTATGTAGGTCTGGTATAACACATAATCGCATAATAATATTATAATATAACTATCTATTAATTCAAGTTTTATAATTTAAATATGCTACTAAATATTAATGTGGCTTCATTCGATCAAATAAAATCTGCAGCTGCAAATAAAGCAAAAGGTCTTACCGGTGGTATTGCTAGTGGTATTGCTGGGGCAATAAGTGGTGTATCGGGTATAGCGGCTTCATTTGCAGGTTCAGTTGGGGCAGCAGTAGGCGGCGTGGCCGGTGGTATTAAAAATATATTTCAAAAAGGGGTAGCTATTAAAGATTCCATTAAAAGTAATTTTACTGGAGATATAACTGCTTTAAAACCTCCAACGTTAACTTCACCTACGGATAATTTAACTGGGTTAACTTCAGGTGCTAATGTTAAAGGTGCTAAAGATGCATTAGGTAATTTAGTTCAAAAATCACAACCTGCTGCTAAACAAAATATTTTTAAAAGAGCAGCTAAAAATATAAAAGATATAGTAAAATGTATTACTGATAAAATTAAAGGTTTGATAGGAGATTTTTTTGGAGGATTACCTACATTAGATGACTTAATTCCATCATTTGATGAAATTGGAGTTGCATTTAAAGATGCTTTTAACAATATTAAAAACACCATAAAAGGTGCAATAGCGGAAGTAAAAGACGCTTACAACTTAAAAAAGTTAGGAAAATTAGAACAGTTTGAATTAGGAAAATTAAATCTTAAAAAATTATTAGGGTGTGAAGGAGTTAAAACAACTTTCACTAAACAAGATAGAAGAAATTATAATCAAGACCCTAAAGTTATTGAAAATGTTATAAAAAAAGAAACTATTGTTAGTGAAGAAGCATTAGCACAGGAATCTATTACTTTATTAGATGATAGAGTAGAAAATCAAACAATTGATAGTGAAATAGAAAGACCGGTTTTAAACCCTACAAAATCATCTCAAAAGGAAATAACTAATTTAACTTTAGTAGAACGTATACCTGAAGGAACGCCTTTCTTTTATCAAACATTTGCAAATTCCCCTTCTTTTGCAACTGCAAAGAAAGATCCTGATTATAATTTTATATATTATAATTATGAACCAATTGAGTTGAATAAAAACAAAGCTGAAAAAATGTCAGATACGTTTTTACAGTTATATAAACTTTTTAATAAAGACGAATTACAAACTAATAATGTTTTTGAAGATCCGGAAGTAATGAAATCTCCTTGGAACGAATTCGTTAATGTTAGAAATGTGGTAAACAATACTAAAATTTCTAATTGGTTAGAAGAAGGTCCATTTGCTCCTGGCCAAAAAAACGATGGTATAAATGATATATTATGTAATACTATTTTTAATGGCGTATTAGCTACTGATGGTAATACGGGTAGTATTAAGGTAAGTGTTGAATTTTTAACTAAATTAGAATGGGAAGTTGAAAAAATTGAAGATTTTCCGAATGATAGAATTTTAAAAGTATATTGGAAATTATCTTCCGACTCAAGAAAAATTATTAACAAGGATGGGTTAGCTTACAATCAAATAGGCACGTATGTGACTTCAGGTACTAAATATCCCGGACAACTTGTTAATTTTAAATCCCCAACTAGTTGGGGATACGAAACAACTGGTAATGATTTAAAAAATCCTTATGGTAGTTTTTATTTACCAAATTTTATAGATGTCGGTTTAGCTAAATCTAAAAACAAAAAACCTTACATTGCAAAATATGTACCGCTATATTCTTTTTATTTTGCAACTAATAGTGAAGAGTTTACGGTTGGTGAAGCTTTTAATGATTCTGGGTACCCAATTTCATATATGCAAGATTATAGTACAAGATTTTTAAAATTATCAAAACAGATTTCAAAGGACTTTTTAAACGCTTACAAATGAAAAAATATAACGGTAATTATTTAGGAATTGTGATACAGAACGACGACCCTCAAGGTAGGGGTAGAGTTAAAATTTTTGTACCTCACATATCACCAACCGTTTATAAAAACTGGAATGAAGTACCTAAAGATAAAAAATTTAAATTTTTAGGTGGCAACATTAACAGCGACTTAAATGAAATTTATGAAGATTTAAAGATGTTATTACCATGGAGTATGTGCGCATCTCCAATTACAGGTGAAATGAGTAGTGGTAGATTTAATGCTACTGAAAATTATGCATCTATATCAGATAGTAGTTATTCCGGTATTTCTGGGTTCCAAGCAACTGAGTTTGAAACTAATGATAATTTAACTTCAGGTCAACAAAATAATGACGGTGTAGGGGAAAAGGAAGGTAATATATATGAAAAGTATAGATTTAGAATCAATGATGCATTTGATCAATCAATTATTAATAACAATAATAATGTTAACTTGTTTAGTTACGAGTATGCCCCTAGTGTATATTCGAATAAAGCAAAGGGTGCATTTGCAGTTCCATCTGTTGGGTCGCACGTTTGGGTATTTTTCCATAATGGCGATCCTCTTTTTCCTGTATATTTCGCTGCTAGTTATGGTCAAGGTGATTGGTTAGGAATTTATGGAGGTAATAAAGGTTATGATTACCCGGGGTCATTTGAAAATGTAAGCTTATCTGCAAATAATGTTAATCAGCAAGATATAGATTATTATAAAAACAAATATGTTATAAATCAAAAAGGTGGGACTTTAGAATTTATAAATTCAGATAATAGAGAAAGTATTAAAATTTCAGGCTATAATGGATCATTTAAACAATTTGCTAGAGAAACGAGTGTAGAACTTGCAACTCATAATGATCAAAAATTAGTTCAATTAAATCAATTTGATACGGTAAAAGGATTTAGAAATTTATACACAGGAAGGGATTCTGATTATATAGTAAAAGGAGACTATTATCAAAAAATAGGTAATTTTAATTTAGAAGCATTTCAAGAATGGCATGAAATAGTAGCTGGTATTGCTAATGTAAAACAGCTTTTTGAAATTCAGAGAGCAGAAGCAATAACAGATGAAAAATATATAAAACCTACTTCTACATTACAAACTAAAATTGGAACACCAGCTATTTGTCCCGTATGTTTAGGATCAGGGGGTAACATTTATGTTTCACCTAACGGTAGTTCTGCGTTTTATGGTGGTAGAATATCAGTAAGAAGTCTAACAAATGAAATTTCTTTATACGCTCCCGTTAGTTTTGGATTCGGTGTACCAGCAGCACCTATAGCATATCCTCCGATATTTAGATGTCCTACTTGTGTGGGTACTGGACTTAGTCCTAGCTCTCAAGACGGTATCTGGATCCCTGAAGTGAGAAAACAATTTAATAATTTTCAAAAATTATATACAGATAATATTACTAAGTTAGCTGAAATTGAAGAAAAAATGGGACTAGGAGGTAATCATATTATTGATGTTACTAAAAACAAAGTAGAAACTATTGGATTAGTAATGAATGACTACGGTAGTTTTAGAATAGATAAAGTAGGAAAGATTACAAATGATGCAGTTGAGATAGATTCATTCGGTGTTTATCCAAGACAAAAAGAAAGCCCAATGTTAGAATATGTGCATGTAGATGATTTACCTGGTGGTACTTACACACTAAATGTTGCAAATAGATATAATGTTCAAGTTGGCGCAGGTGGTTTATCATTAAAGTCTTATGGTAGGGTGGATGTATCGGGTACCATAACTAATATTGGTGGTCAACAGGTAAATATTGCATCTGAAAATGAAGTAAACATTGACGGAGGAGAAAGATTATCATTAGAAGCAAATATAGTTTCAATTAAAAACAAACAAAGCGGTCAGGTTTTAATTGATAGTAGTTTAGGGGTTAATGGTAATATGATAGTAAGAGGCGGTTTACATGTTGAAGGCGAATTATCTTTAAACCATGTTACTGCTCCTTGTGAATTTCAAGAAACAGAAATGACTAAATTGTTTGGTAAATTATTGCAAGGGTTAGAATTTAATGCTTTCATTAGTAATACTTTGGGTAATACCCCAACGGGTGAAGTAACTGACGCAACTTTAGTTGGTGGTCAGTGTACTATTACAGTAACTAATGATAGTAATGATGATAAGGTGAGAATGTATGATCATTCTCACATATTTAGAAATTTACCTTTAACGTTAAAAAATTCGAACCAACAGGTTAGAGATGCAGTTCAGGCTAATAATACAACTACTTTAAATATAGCCAATCCAATTGTTAATGAAAAGAAAAAAACGTCACTTACTTAAGAGCTTCTAAAAATTCTTTCATATATTTTTCCGAATCTTTAAACGTATCATCATAAACATCCAAACCAGGTGACTGATGAATGATATTAATATCAAGTGTACCGAGTGTTAATCCTGCAAGCTTACAATCGATACAAAACTTAATATCATAATGATGAAAGCCTTTTATGTTTTCATCAAATTTAATTTCCTTCTCAAATAAAGTTTTTGGCTTAACTGCAAGATAAACCCCATCTAATACAGCTACCTCTTTAGGTCTGGGGCCAAAGGTAGTAGGAAAACAAAACTCTTTATATTCATGATGAGGGTGAAAAACTATACCACTGTGTGTCATTTTATCAGTCATTAAATGCCACAAAATTGGGGTATTTTTCTTTATTTTACTACCACCTGCAACACCAACTACATCATATGTTTGTAAACCTGTAAGTGTCCTGTCTACAAAATTAACCGAATCAATTGTTACATCATCGTGACAAAAAATAATTGAATCATAACCATCGCTTGTTTCAATAAAAGAATTATAAACTTCACATAACCCTCTTTTATTATTAGTTTCTATTTCTAGACGAACACTATAACCGCTACCACCAAATCCATGCTCTTGCATACTTTGATAAAGATGGGTTTCTTTTTCATCATTTTTAGCAGTAGCTGATGCAATTAAAACTTTACTACTCATTACTTTTTTCTGTTGGAGCACCACTATAATGTTTTTCAACTACTGCAATCATATCTTCAATATCTTTTAATTGCTGCAATTTATTTTTTATTTCTTTAACTATGTTAGGGTGTTCTCCAATACCGACAGGTTGGCTAAGATAAATCTGAATTTCAGCTAAAACTTGCAATCGTTTACCGATATATTCCTGTCTAATACCCGTAACAATATTTGACCCAATTACATTTTTTTCTTCTGACATAAAAATATTTTATCTATCAACTAAGCTTTTCCAGTCATATAAAGGAGATTGATAATTTGATAATACGGTTGTTGACCACCCAGGTAATGAGGAATATAAACGTTTACCTTTATCATTAAGAGATAAAAATCTCAAATGATCTAACGAACCATCATGACCTCTATTACTAAAATCATAATGTATATCAAAATCTTCTTTTAGAGTTTTAATGCTACAAGCGAACGTATCGGTGGTTGAAGGAACTTCTTTCCAAAAAACAGATTTTGTTAATCTTACATTACTTTTATAATTTTTATATTCTTTTTTATATTTGTCTGGATGATCATATAAAGTAACATAATCAAATTCTTTTAAACCTTCTAACAAAATTTTATCCCAATTTTGTCTATGAAGGTAATCATCTTCTACAAAATATACATACTTTGATTTTAACAATTTAGCATATTCTATAGAACGTAAATAGCTTTTAGCTCCTGTACCTCCATTTATATTAATTATAGGAATATTAAAATCATTTACATAGTGGTCTGATTTTTGAATACCATCAAATAAAATTTTTATATCTAAATCTATTTCGTCAGATTTAGTTTCAATTAAATTTTGAAGACACTTTTTTCTATCAAACCACTTTGGTCTTTCTTTTCCTACACTTATATTGCTAAAATTGCAATGACGAGATAATACTGTTATCAAGGGTATGGCCATATGTATTCTAAATTATCTTCCTCTTCTGGGCAAATAT